AAAATGAAGCAAGGAACAAAAGGCGTTGGTATGGGTAAACCTAAGTTTGAATACAAAAAAGGTGAAAACATGGAAGGTAAAGCTAAAAAAGTGGAAACTAAAGAAGGTCAAGGATACAAGGACAAAGAAGATGAGAAGTTATCTATGAAGCATGGTAAAATTGCTTCTAAGAAACTTGATTCTACAAAGTCACGTAGAGATGACGCTAAATTCGAAAAGGAAGAAACTAAAGAAGCTGCACGTACATATGGTTTCGGCTCTAAAGACGGATCAAGAGGTTTAAGAAAGGGTATCACTAATAACAGAAACTATGTTTATGGTAAAGGTGGTGTTCATACAGAATCTGTTGAAGAAGAAGTAAAACAATTAAGAGAGAAGAATGAAGAGTACAGAAAAGCACTTAACATTTTTAGATCTAAACTTAATGAAGTTGCAATCTTCAATTCGAACTTGGCATACGCTACAAGATTATTTACAGAGCATTCAACAACTAAGAAAGAAAAGATTAACATCTTAAGAAGATTCGATGGAGTTGAAAGTTTAAAAGAATCTAAAAATCTATACAAAACTCTAAAAGATGAGTTAGGTCATGTTGAAACACCAAGTAAATCTATCAACGAATCTGTTGGTAAGATTGACAAAGTAGTTACTACAGGATCATCAGCTACTCTAATGGAGAATAAAACTTATGAGGCACCTCAATTCTTAAGAATTAAGGATCTTATGAGCAAAATAGGATAAATAAAAATAAAAAAAAACAAAACATACTAAAATGGGAGCATTATTAGAATCAGGTCTTGTTGGTAACATCGGTCTTAAGCACCTTAAAGTTATCAAAGAAGACACAATCAACAAATGGGACAAATTAGGCTTTTTAGAAGGTCTTAAAGGTCACCAAAAGGAAAACGTAGCTCAGTTATTTGAGAACCAAGCATCATATTTGATCAATGAAGCTGCAACAACAGACTCATCAGGTTCTTTCGAAACTGTAGTTTTCCCAATCGTTAGAAGAGTTTTCTCTAAATTATTAGCTAACGATATCGTATCAGTACAAGCAATGAACTTACCAATCGGTAAATTATTCTACTTTGTACCTCATATCCAAAGATATCAATCACCTGACGAGTTATTACCTCAAGATGGTGGAGATCACTACGCACCGTATGGTTCACCAAATGGTCCTGCATCTCAACAAGCTGGATATAACCAAAACGATAAAGATTTATATGACCTTTTCTACGAAGGTAACGAACCAGATTTGGATCCTCCAGGTCTTTTCGATTACTCTAAAGGTACTTTCTCTGCACAGACTTTCACAGCTTCAACTCAAGTTTGGGATTCAGCAGGTAACGCATTAATCCAATCAGGATATGGTGCAGGTACTTACAGAAAAGTTATCATGGCTTTATCTGGTTTCCAATCAGCAGGTGCTGGTCAATTGATCGGTCCTGATGGTAATGAAATGGATACTGAAGCTTTCTTAGCTTCATTACAAGTACAAAAAATCACTAATCCAAACACAGGTAACGGATTTTCTGGTGTATCTTCACCAGTATTATTTAGAGTTGTAACTCAGGTTTATGGTAAGGGTATCGTTCAATACGGTGGTCAGGCAACAACTTCATTCCCTTCAACAGGAAATGGTGGTTCTTATAATAATATTTGTGATGTAACAGGAGTTATCTATTTAGAGGCGGATCTTCAAGTTCCTTGTGAAGTTGGAGCGAACTCTTTAGATGGTTACTCAGGAACAACTACAGTTATTGATACAGCTTACAACCAAGCGTTCAAATGTAAGTACAGAGTTTACAAAGAAATGGAATTTGAAGACAGATTAGGTGAGGTTTCTTTTGACCTTCAAGCAGTAACAGTTTCTGTTACAGAAAGAAAGTTAAGAGCACAATGGTCACCTGAATTGGCTCAAGACGTTGCGGCATTCCACAACATCGATGCTGAAGCTGAATTAACAGCTTTATTATCTGAGCAAGTTGCAGCAGAAATCGACAGAGAAATCTTGAGAGATCTTAGAAAAGGTGCATCTTGGAACTTAAGATGGAACTACAACGGATGGAAGCAATTAGGTACCAACGCTGTTCCTTACACTCAAAAAGATTGGAACCAAACGTTGATTACAGCAATCAACCAAATTTCAGCTCAAATCCACAAATCTACTTTAAGAGGTGGAGCAAACTGGATCGTTGTATCTTCTGAAATCAGTGCTATTTTTGATGACTTGGAGTATTTCCACGTTTCAAACGCAGCTCCTGAGCAAGATCAATACAACATGGGTATTGAAAGAGTTGGTACTTTAGCTGGACGTTACCAAGTGTATAGAGATCCTTACTTCCCTGCTAACCAAGTGTTATTGGGTCACAAAGGAACTTCTTTACTTGACACAGGTTACATCTACGCACCATACGTACCTTTACAACTTACACCTACAATGTACAATCCGTTTAACTTCACTCCAATCAAAGGTATCATGACTAGATACGCTAAGAAGATGGTGAACAACAGATTCTACGGTAGAATTACAGTTGATGGAGTTAGAACTTTCGACTTAAGAGAATTGAGATAATCAATTATCTAACAATACAAAAGGGTCCTCAAAAGGGACCCTTTTTTTATGCTCGGTATATTTATTACTATGATTAAGCAAAATTGGAATATTTCGACAGACGAGGCAAAAAGAATATTGATGATGCACGAGGGGGCAACAAAAAATCTGTATTTAATAAGCGAACAAAAAATAGTTGTAGATAAATTAGAACCAAAAAAGTTCACTCTACCAAATAATACTTTCCCAAGTGGTAAGTACAAGGAATTCAACAAGGCTGAAGTGGATGGTGTGGTGCAACAACTATTGGATTACGTGGAAAATTTTCCTAAGAATCAACAGATAAAGTTAGAAATTGAATCATCAGAATCGAAAGTTCCGAATAGAGGGGTTGGTTTAGAATCGGGACAGTTATCTGAATTGAGAGGTCAAGAGATGAAAAATTATCTAACATCAAAATTACCTGCAAACATTACTGTCGAAATGAAAAATTTAGGGGCACAAGGGCCAGAATGGAATCGTCCAAAAAATGCAACACCCGAACAAATTAGACAATTAGCAAACGACCCTAGTTACACCCAATGGCAATACGTTAGTTTTAATATAGTTGGTAGTGGAGAAAATGAAAAAGAAATTTGTCAGTTAGGTTTTAGTGTTCTTATTGACTATAGACAAGAATGGTGTAAACCAAATCAAGATGAAAGTAAGTGTCATAAATGTGACCAGGCGGTTTTCAACATGTGGGCAAACGGAATTATTTTGACAAATCAAAAAGGTGACCCACAAATTAATTTGAACAATCAAATAGGACAAGGGGTAAGTGGACCCTCAAGAAGTTTTACAATTGTTGTAAGTGCTCAACAAAAACAAGAAATATTAGCAAAAAATCCTGAAGAAATAATAATAACGTATAATTGTGCCTTAAGAGATTGTCACAGTGACCCTGCACATATTACAATTGTTAGTGATAATGGTCAGGTTTTATTACCAGGTACATTCATCACTACTGGAGGTAAAAGAATGTCAAATGCTAACCCGCCTGTAGTTTTGTTGAAGTTGAACAAATGTGGTGAAGTAATATCTACAGCAGGTGGTCCAGGTACTGAAGCTGAACAACCAAAACCAAGAGTTCAACCGTTTAAATTGAAATTGGATGCTAATTCAAATTATTCAATTGATACAATATATGAGTTGTACAAATTTGTTGGGGAAGATGGCATTCTACGAATCCCGAACGACCAACTCGAGTTGTTTAGATTCTACAAAGGATACAATAATAAACCTTGGACAGATTTTGCAAATCTCCACAACATCGGAAAGTCTCGACAAAAAGAATTGGAGCAGTATAAGCAGAGTAAGGGTAATCAATAAAGTACTAACAAATTTATAATAGAATTCTTCTTATCACGTTTAATGATTAAAACTAATTTTTCAGAACCTAAGTTTGTTTCTCCCTTTTGAGGTTTGATGTTCAATCTTTGTTTTTTAGAATCAATGGAGACTACTTGACAATTAAAATGTGTTGGGTTTTTTCTTATTAAATTACAAATATCTTCAGATGCCCAATTAAGAACTTCTTTTTCTTTACCAATTGCTGTAATGCATTCAACGTACATCCAAAGTTCCTCAGATGTCATCATAGTGATTTTTGATTTGTCATCCTGACCAAGAACATATTCTACTTTTTGTCCATATGATTTCACTGACAATAACAAAACAAACAAGTATATTAAAAATTTTCCCATTTTTATCTTTTTTACAAAAGTAGTAAAATAATTGTTTTCAACAAAATATTTTTTTGTATAATTATTTTTAGATTTTAGTTTATCAGTCCCCAGCCATAACAAGCTGTAGAATATTCACGGATATGAAGGTATTGGTAACGTAGTCATAAGCTAATATAAAATTAAAAAAAATGAATTACGCAACACAAGTGGGCAAACCGACTGCGCACATCACAAAGAAAAAGTCGAGATTAAAAGTCTATAATGGACACGTTGTCTTCCTTAACGATAAAGACAACTTCGAATTCGAAATCCATAATCCAAAAAACAAAACGGTTCTCTGTAAAATCAAATTGAATGGTGAATACATATCCACAGGTGGTATTGTATTAAAACCAGGTCAGAGAGTGTTTTTAGAACGTTTCCTTGACTCCAATAACAAGTTTGAGTTCAGTACCTACAAAGTAAAAGACACGTCTGAAAATAGGTCTGCAATCGATTTAAATGGAAATGTATTAATTGAGTTCTATGATGAACAACAAGTTGTAAATAATTTCTATTTAGGTGGAAGAACATTGTATGGTAGTCCAAGTACCATTGGTTATGTTCCACAATTTGGAACAACGATTACTACAACAGGAGGAGTTACATATGGGACAACTAATCTTAGTAATTATAACTCAACTTATACAAGTTCTGTTACTTCAGATACTTTTAGAAGTAAATTTGACACATCAAAAACGTTGTTGAGTGGTAAACCTAATTCACTAAAGAAGAAAAGTAAGTCAATTGAAACAGGTAGGGTTGAAAAGGGGGATGAATCCGATCAATCTTTTACCAATTCATACGAACAATTTAATTATCACACATCACATACAATTAAGTTTAAAATTGAACCTGCAAGTACAAAAAATATTGAGGTAGATGAAATCAGAAACTATTGTCCTGAATGTGGTAAAAAACAAAAGAAGGAACATAAATTTTGTCCTTCTTGTGGAATAAAATTATAAATGAAAAAGGACCCCGTGAGGTCCTTTTTTTATTCTGTAGATAATATTCTTAGTGATTTTGATATTGATTCGGACTCTTTAAGATCATACAATCCTCTTTCGTATCCGAACTTAAGAGCTTCTGTAATAATCAGAATGGCTTGTTCTTTTTTTAGGTTATCTAAAAAAACACCTAATGATGTTTCATCTGCGTATTGGATGGTACCAAATAGTGCTCCTTGAATTTGTTGTTCTGTTGCTCCTGTCATAATAGTAATTTTATGATATTTATTTACATGAGTAAAGATTTCTTGAAAGAAGATTTAGCTGTTTGGTTTGGAACTAAAAAGAAACCTAAGGGTAGTAAACAACCACAGGGACCATGGGTTAACATTTGTCGTAAAGATAAGAATGGTAAACATCCTACTTGTGGTAGACCTGAAGCAGATGATAAGGGTTATCCGAAGTGTCGTGCTATGGGTGTTGCTAGAAAAATGTCTGAAGACCAAAAGAGAGCTGCTTGTAGACAAAAAAGAACCGCAGAGAAAAAAGATACTCAAACCGGTAAGGGTCAAAAACCGATTAGAACTTCATACAAACCGAAAAACGAAGGAATCAGGGAAATTATTTTTAAGGTCTTAAGAGAGTCCTTCTAATATTTTCTTTAATGAATGTTTAATATTATTGGTAAGTTTTACCTCTAATTCATTTTTTTTCTTTTCAGAAATATCATCAAATTTTTTTAGAATTTTACTGTAACATTCGTTATTTTCCATGTAGATACTATAACTGTATACGTGATTGATAATATGGACGACTCTATTCTCTATGGTGATGGCCATACCTTTATCTTCATTTACTATAAATCTTTTGTTTGAAACTGGTGCGTATACTAATTCCGTGTCTTCGTAGTCAAGAACTTTAAGTACGATATGTGTACATGTTTCAACTTCTTCTGCTATCGGAGGCTTTGGGTCGAATTTATCTTTTAGATACAAAAATAGTCTAAATAGTATCCCAGAATTTTCATTTTGGTTCATATCACAAATATAAATTAATTTTTTGAATTAACAATATGCGCCTGAACATTGTTTTTTTCCGTCTAAACCTTTGATTTTTCCTTTACAAACTTGAACAGCATACCCGTTTGCATAAGCACTTGGGTAAACTTTAAATTTGGATTGAGCTGCTGATTTTCCCCTTGCACAAAGTTTTGTTCCAGTTTTTTTTCTACCTTCTGTCATTTCTTCGTAATCAATGTATTGGTTATTTTTTCTTGTTTCATTCATTAAGAAATCAAATACTTGATCTATATTTTCTTTAGCAACACTTATATGATCATCAGCCCAATCATGTCCATTTTGAATAATTTCATCGATAACGTTTTCATCTAATTCCATTAACATGTCGATCTGTCTTTTCATTTGTTGAAGATTGGAAAACGTCATATAGTTTTCAGTCTCGTGATTGGCTTCATTGATAGCTCTTTTAATTAAATCAGAAAGTTGTGATTCTGATAATGTTACGATTTTCTTTGTCATATTATTTCTTATTAACGATTTGGAATTTTAATTGTCTTTTATAAGTATCTTTCTCCCCATTAGTATTCACTCTAATGTCTACAAAATATTCATTTGGAATCTTGTCTTTCATATCGAATATGAAATAAAATTCATTTGGTGTTCTATTAATTTTAGTCCAATCTTGTACTTGAACTTCAGTTTGACCTTCCATAACATAAACTCTATAAAACGCTTGAACATTTTGTAGAACTGTATTTGTGGTATAAGCTCGTTTAACAACAACACCTACTTTTCTGACATCTGTATTTAATATTTTTTCATCTTGATTAATTCCGTAGAAAGTAAAACCAAAATTGGATGGATCTTGTGATTGAGATCCGATAATAATATTTGCCTGAATAGGTAATAAAACAAATTCATTTTGGACGTTTGGAATAGATTGACCATTTATAACTAATCCTGTCCAATTATCATAATAGATACAAGGTGTTAGGTTCGGTAATATATCCGGTATAGATACTTCGTAAACCCCTTTTGTACGTAAACAAGTAGGTAAACTATTAAGACCTGGTATAACGTTACCATTTGCATCTTTAACATCTACTACAGGTAATTGATCTAAATTTGCGAAATCGCCGTTTTGGTAAACGTAAAGATATAGATTGTTAATTTTACCTTTTGTAAATGTATTACGATCATCATCAATTAAGTCATCGTAATTCGTTAAAAGATATGGTTGATAAAATGTTTGAGTATGTCTTGAGAAAAACCCTACACTATAGTTTTCAGTAAGTCCTGTGATGTTCTCCAATTGAGGGTAATACGCAACTCCCCATCCTGTTACACCTGTTAAAGATCCGGCAAGAATAGAGTTGATTTCGTTTGTCATATCAAAATTGATATCTTCATTACCAAACTCAAAATGTTGAACATCAACAATTGTTAATGCTGAATAATTTACTGTAGATCCTGTACCACTGTTTGTATTGTTGTAGATACCATCTGTAGACCAATCTAATATTGTACTTCTTTGGTACCAGTTAGATGCTCTATCAGAAAAGGCTTTGTCCAATCCTGTTTCATCAGGAGATAATTGTCCTGTTGCAGAATTTCTTGTGGCTTGGAAATTATAATAATCGTATCCAACACCTTCATCCCATGTCTGAGGTAATCCTGTCGATCCTGAAACTTTAGGTATTCTAAATAAAATTAGATCAAATGAGGTTGCTCTTCTTGCTTCATCGGACATATACGTATTCAACAAATCCAAATCAAATGTTGATGTATTTGTCATCGTTAA